CGAACCTAATGCTGGTGCAGGGCATGCTGATGTAGATTTTGCTATATTCTTACAAGGCAATGGGCAGGTTTATAAGGATGTTAGTGGGACTACTACCGACCTTATGTCGGCGTGGGGGCCTGGTGATGTTATGAGAGTTGAAATAATAGGCAGTACAGTATACTACAAGCATAACGGAACTACGTTAGATACGGATAGTATAGGAGGTCTTGGATCAGTCCGGCATGCTGATTGCTCTATATTTGATATAGGTGCAAAAATAGAACAGCCAATAATAGTATCTACATAGGAATCGATATGGTAAATCCTAATAAATTTAAAGACACAATGGGCAGATTTCGTACACAGTCTCTGTTCTTCGAGCTTAAGTATGAGGGTTACGATCCCTTATTTACATTGAAAGACAAAGACCACGAAGTAGCTGGTGTAGTATATAGAAGTCTACGAGAGCTATATCTCATGTATGCAGATCCTACAGAGTATTCCTTTGCTATGGGAGTGTTTGGATCTCTTAAATGCTGGTATAAGATAGCAGGTAACAAAGAATTAAGCATATACATTAACCAGTGGAGAGAGGATCTAGAGGTTAAGTTACGCTCAGAAGGCGTTATGGCTATCAGAGACCTAGCTACAGATGAGGGCTCTAAGAGCCGTCTAGCAGCAGCTAAGTGGTTAGCAGAGAAGGGCTGGGAAGGGAAGGCTAGAGGCCGCCCGTCCAAGCAGGAGCTAGCTAAGAACTCTAAGACAAAGACGCGGGTAGAAGAGGCAATATCAAATGACTACGAGCGTATCTTTAGTAAGACCGTTCAATGAGTAATAACGGAGATATAAGAGATCAGATAAGGCTAGCAGCTGAATCTGACCTAAGAGTATTCATAGCTCTTATAGCTCCCCATAGAGTATTAGGTGCTATCCATGAGGATATGATACGCTGGTGGACACGAGAAGACGCAGGAGATCATCAACTGGTCCTAATGCCACGAGACCATCAGAAAGCTCTACGACTGTCTGAGAAGGTTCTTACGCCCTCAGGATGGGAAGTCCTAGGGAATATTAAGGTAAATGATCTATTAATAGGTAAGGACGGTAAGCCTACTAAGGTAACGTATCTACACCCAATAAGTACTATGGATATATACAGAGTAACCTTTTCTGATGGTAGAAAATCTTACTGTAACGGAGAGCATTTATGGACAGTTACTTGTCCTAGCAATACAGGTAGTAAACAGGTAACTAAGCCACTTAAGGATATAATTAAGAATTATAAATCTGATAGATTTGATAAACGTAATAACAAAACATATACTGAGTGTAGGTACTTTTTAGATCCTGTGTCTCCTGTAGAATTCTCTGAAAAAGAGTTGCTTATAGAGCCTTACACGCTAGGCGCGTGGTTAGGGGACGGAAGTAGTGCTAGTGGGGGCTTTACTACTGCTGATCAGGAAATACTAGATAATATTCCTTACGAGATATCTACACATAAAGCTAAGTATCATTATGGTATATTAGGAATAATGGATAGTCTTAGAAAGTTAAATGTGCTTAGTAATAAGCATATACCAGAAGAGTACTTAAGATCCTCTATAAGTCAGAGAGAGTCGTTATTACAGGGACTAATAGATACGGATGGTCATGTACATAAGACGAATAAGAACCTATCTTATACAACTACCTCCAGTAAGCTTAGAGATGGAGTAGTTGAGTTAGTTAGGGGTTTAGGAGGGAGAGCTACTGTTAGTGATAGTTTTAATACATCCTCTAAAGAAGGCCCAATATACCATCACAGCTATTGTATAAATATATGGCTACCAGACAGTATAGTTCCGTGCAGATTAAAGAGAAAACTAGCTAGAGTACAAAAAGGACAGAATTTAAAAGTAGCTATTAAAGATATAACTAAAGTAGCTCCTGATAAAGCTAGATGTATTACTGTAGCTAATGAGGACGGGCTGTTTGTTACTAACGATTATCTAGTAACACATAACAGTGCTATGGTGGCTTACAGAGTTGCCTGGTGGCTTACAAAGTACCCCTGGGAGACCTTTCTGTACGTATCAGCTACTACGACACTGGCAGAGAAGCAGTTATACTTTATTAAGAATATATTCACATCACCTATCTATCGCCAGTACTGGCCTGAGATGGTGAATAAGGAAGAAGGTAAGAGAGAGAAATGGACCTCTACTGAGATTATGCTTGACCATCCAATAAGGAAAGAGGAAGGTATCAGAGACGCCTCTATACAGGCAGCGGGACTTACAACCACTATAACCGGTCTTCATTTTACGAAGGCCGTCCTAGACGACGTGGTAGTTAAGGAAAATGCCCATACGGAGGAAGGAAGAGAGAAGGTGAGAGCCCTTTACTCATTGCTGGCTTCGGTCGAAACAACCGGATCAGAGGAGTGGGTCGTAGGTACTAGATACGATCCTAGAGATCTATATAACGATCTTATATCAATGGAAGAGGATACCTATGACAGGGACGGAGAGTTAATAGGCTCTACCCAAGTGTACGAGACCTTTCAGAAGGAAGTAGAGGACAGAGGAGACGGTACTGGAGAGTTCTTATGGCCGCGACAGCAGCGTAAGGACGGTAAGTTCTTCGGGTTTAATATCCAGATACTAGCCAAGAAGAGGGCTAAGTACCTTGATCAGATGCAGTATAGGGCCCAGTATTACAACGATCCTAACGATCCTGATAATGAGGCAATACCTACAAGCAGGTTCCAGTACTACGATAAGAAGTTCCTGGAGCAAGTAGAAGGTCATTGGGAGTATAACGGAGCAAGATTAAACGTATATGCTGCTATTGACTTTGCATTCTCCTTAGCCCGTAGGGCGGATTATACCGCTATATGCGTTATAGGGATTAGTGCAGAGAATCAGATCTACATCCTCGATATAGATAGATTCAAGACTGAGAAGATCTCAGAGTACTTTAAGCATATACTAGATCTCCATGTTAAGTGGGGGTTTACCAAGCTTAGAGCAGAGGTTAACGTAGCTCAGAATACGATAGTAGAGAGTCTTAAGAAGGATTACATCATAGCTAATGGATTACAGCTGTCAGTTGATTCTTTTAGACCTACTAGGAATGAGGGTAATAAAGAAGAACGTATGGGTGCTATTCTAGAGCCTAGATACGCTAACATGCAGGTATGGCACTTCAAAGGAGGTCACTGCTTCGCGTTAGAGGAGGAACTAGTTAAGTCTAGACCAGCACATGATGATATTAAGGACAGTCTATCCTCAGCGATAGATCTAGCAGTACCGCCAGTACGGAGACGTATGGGAGGTGGTAAGCAATCAAATGTAGTATACCATCCAAGATTCGGAGGAGTAACACAATAATATGGCTGGAAAAGTACAAGAAGTCAGAGATCTGATCAACAGGAATACTCTGGCAGCAGACATATCAAACAAGTACGAGTGGTGGATACAGCAGCGCAGTTCCTGGACAGCGCAGGTTAAGGAGTTACGTAACTTCATATTTGCTACTGATACTACGACTACTAGTAACAAGTCTCTTCCTTGGAAGAACTCTACTACGACCCCTAAACTATGTCAGATTAGAGACAATCTCCATGCAAACTATATGGCTGCTTGGTTCTCTAATGAGGACTGGATGGATTGGGAAGGCGGAGATGAAGAAGGAGATACATATAATAAGCAGCAAGCCATTAAGATGTGGATGCAGAATAAGCTAATTGAGGGAGGGTTTAGAGATACTATAAGCCGTCTATGCTATGACTGGATAGATACAGGTAACTGTTTTGCAGAGGTTGTATTCGTCAATGAGACGAAGTTAGACCCTATAACAGGAGAACTGATAGATGGGTATATTGGTCCTAAGTTGGTTCGTAAGAGCCCTTATGAGTCCGTATTTAATCTTTCGGCACCTTCTTATCGCGAGTCTCCTACTATTACTCGTTATGTTAAAACGATTGGAGAGCTTAAACAAGAGCTCGAAGAAAGACCAGAATTAGGATACAACAGAGACATTATAGCCTATGTAGAGAATGTTAGATCTGTATTAGGTGGAGGAGGGTTTAATTCCTCTGACATCGATAAAGCAGAAGGAATCTCTATAGACGGATTTGGTACTTTAACAGAGTACTACCAGTCGGGATACGTCGAGATCTTAGAATTTGAAGGCGATATCCATGATGAGCAGGGCAATTACTTAAAAGATCAGGTTATAACGGTAATTGATCGTACTCATCTCATACGTAAGGAAACGTCCCCGAGCTGGATCGGGAAGACTAACAAGCTCCACGCAGGATGGCGGTTACGCCCTGATAATCTCATGGGCATGGGTCCTCTAGACAATCTAGTGGGTATGCAGTACCGCATAGACCATCTAGAGAACCTCAAAGCAGATGCGATGGATATCTTAGTCCATCCAATGAAGGTACTTAAAGGTAATGTAGAAGAGTTTGCCTGGGAACCAGGAGGTACTATCTACGTCGGAGATGATGGAGAAGTATCTACTCTATCTGTTGATGCTCAGGTATTACTAGCTAATAATGAGATCAATGAGTTAGAGCGTAAGATGGAGGAGATGGCCGGAGCCCCTAAGCAGGCGATGGGTATACGTACTCCTGGAGAGAAGACACTAGGAGAGGTACAAGCTCTAGAGAATGCAGCAGGACGTATCTTCACAGATAAAACTACAGAGTTCGAGATAGCTATCATAGAACGAGCACTTAACCTCATGTTGGAGGTAGGTAGACGTAATATGGACGGGGAGGATTTGGTAAGAGTACTAGATGATGATATCGGTGTTGCTAACTTCCTGTCTGTAACTAAGAAGGATATTACTGCTAGAGGTAAGCTAAGAGCTAGAGGTGCGCGTCATTTCTCAGCACAAGCATTACTTATGCAGAACATACAGTTAGTATTCAATGGCCCTCTTGGACAGATGATAACTCCTCATGTAAGTACTACGAGGCTGGCCTCATTAGTAGAGGAGATGTTGGGATTGGAACGTACTGGCTTAATCAGACCTAATATCGGTTTAACTGAGCAAGCAGACTCCCAACGACTGGCACAGTCTTTACAAGAGAATCTGGAGATAGAGAATGCTACTCCGGTAGAGGAAGAGGAGGAACCATTATAATGCCGAGTTCACCATCGTATATTCGAGATTACGCACAGGAACAAAAGACAGCACGTGCTAGAGGAGAGACGAAAGATAGGGCTAAACGCAACGCAGCAAGGGCTAAGCTAAAGAAGAGTGGAGTTAATGTGTCAGGAAAAGACGTTGACCATAAGAAAGGAATCGGAGGCGGTAATGGAAAGGCTAACCTTCGTACTCAGTCAAAATCAACTAACAGAGCTGCTGGAGGACGGAAAGGTAACAGGACCGGAAAGGCAGCTGGTGGAAGGAAGGGCAAGAAATAATGGCTACAAAGAAGAAAGTAAGTAAGAAGCGTAAGGCTGCAAAGAAGAAGGTAGCTAGTATGGGTGTGTTGGAGTTTAAGAGCCAGTTTACAGAGTTACTAGTAGATCCTAAACCTAAGAAGAAAAAGGCAAAGAAATGACAACAGACAGTAAGCACACAGACAAGGCCAAGAAGGAATCAGAGAGTATTATCGATAAGGTTGTACGAGCTGTCTTCGGTGGAGGTCTTACAGATACCGCTGGTAAGGGACTGTCTGCAAGGGCTAAGAAGCTTAAAGAAGCAGAGAAGAGATCAGGAT